ATGATGGTAAAAAAAACAAAATCCAATTCACTAAAAAAAGTTGCAACACTTGCATTAGCAAATTTATTATTAGTTGGTGCACTTACTGACAATAGTGCCAAAGCCGAATCTAAGAAAGATGATACTGATTTGAAGTTAGTTAGTCATAACGTTTATATGTTATCGACCGTTTTGTATCCAAACTGGAGACTTTTAACATAAAATTACTTATCATTCAAAAAGTAAAACAGCATAATATCAAGGTTTATAACTTTATCATTATCAATAATACCTCATATAAAATAAAATTTTAGGGACTTTTTAGGGACTTTAAATTTAAAATTACAAGTTTAATAGAAACATCAAAATAATCACATGTTTGTGTGGAATGTACACCCCAAAAGCTAGACTGAAAAATCTATTTTTTGAGGTGTATTTTTATAGGTAAATATAATAAATTAGAGTAGACAACTCAGAATTCCAATTTTATAATAATATTGCTTGACATATCAAACTAGATAGTACTATTTTGAATATATTATTATAATCAAAAATTCATTGTAAACTTTTAGACAAAAGGAAGTAATAAAAACGTGAAATTTAAAACAACTAAAGAATGTAAAAGTAATAATATCTTTAAAAGAAGTCAAGAAATTAATAATAGAGAAAGTGAAAAGGGTTGTTTATGGGGCATTAGCATGTTGATTCTACTTTTCTTATTGATTCTGTTTGGAATAACTGCTTGTTCATCAAGCATTCACTTTATTAATTAGATTTTTTTACTTGGAGGTATCATGTGAAGAACCATACAAATATAATTAATATCTTATTAGTTATAGTCAACTCATTAACTCATTTTCTAACTCTAAACACCTCATTTTTTAATAATTCAGCATCGGATTTCTGTTTTATCATAGGGGCTATATTTTTCTTAATCGGAATTTTTGTTGCAATATACGGTATGAAGCGAGCAACATATTGGTTAAACTTATTGATTTTATTTACCAATATTTTTTATTTTCTACACTTCTGTGTGTTACTTTTGTTAAAATATATAGGATTTAAATTATTTATTTATGAAGGGTGTGTATTGTTATTTATCTAATTTATAGTCTAATTGTCTATTTCATCTGCATTATAAATTTTTTCATAATGGCTGCACCATTCTTAATGACTAATGCTGATTATGTATGGACGCCTATGACTACAGTTACGTTATTTATTTTGAGTTTGATTATTTTCTTGATATTTATAAAAACAAAAGATGTCGTTCATTTAACAATTTTCATATTAAACTTACTTTTTTCAATACTTTATTGTTTGCCTATACTGTTTTATTTATGAACACTTTTATATTATCTAGAAAATTAAAACCACCCGTAAAAGGGTGGTTTTTTTAATATTTACTTTTTAGTGCTTCGTCAATTTCGTTATAAATCTTTTGAAGTTGATATTTTGCTTCTGACATTTTCTTAAAGTCTTTTGACTTAAGAGCATACATTGCTTTTTGACCTGAAATTTTTATAGTTCGCTTATAATAAGTGTTTAAACTTCCAGTAGCTAATTCATTAACATTTAGTTCATCTAATAACGATTTTAATTCATTAGCTAACTTTTCGTTTTGATATTCATTCGATGTTGGCAAGCTTGTGCTAGCTTGTGCCTCATTTTTATCTAGATTAGTTACTAGTGGTGATGCTAAAACGATTGCTAAAGTTCCCGCAAGTATAGATTTTCTAATTTTCATTTTTTATTCTCCTTAGTAATTAGTACTAATTTATTTTAATGACTAACTAAAAAAAAGTACATTAATTATTCATTAACTATATAGATCTTCTTATTAAATGAAAATTAATAAATTATCAAATTGACATACCTTATTGTATTTATAGAAAAACAAAAAAAGGTAAGCACCGAAATGCTTACCTACTTCCCATAAACAATATAACACATATACATTGATTTGGAAAGCGCAAAAATAAATTTAATATACTAGCCCGAAGGGGAGCAATACATAAAAAATGAAAGGCGCTCCTTGAAAACGCCCAAGGTAATATTAACATAAAATGGCTACTATTGCATTATCTAATTTTATTTAATTAAAACAAATATATATAGCACAAAAAAACTAGCCCGAAGGCTAGCTTATGAATAGATGAAAATTTGAACACATTGCTGTGTCTAAGATAAATATAGCACATATTAATTACTATTAATAGAAAAATTATAGCGTTTTTTAGATTATTTCAATTTATCGAGACCAAATTCATCAAAACACTAATTGAATTTTAATTTTTAGTTAAAAATAATTAATCTTTTATTAATTTCAAGTTAATTAATATATTTCGTCGATTAGATTAAACTCATTTTAGGAATTTCGCAAAACTAACTATAAATTTAAATATAGAATTTAAGGAGAATTAACATCATTATGAAAAAGAAATTAGCAACAACAGTTTTAGCATTAAGTTTTTTAACGGCAGGAATCAGTACACACCATCATTCAGCGAAAGCTTTTACTTTTGAACCGTTTCCTACAAATGAAGAAATAGAATCAAATAAGAAAATGTTAGAGAAAGAAAAAGCTTATAAAGAATCATTTAAAAATAGTGGTCTTCCTACAACGCTAGGAAAATTAGATGAACGTTTGAGAAATTATTTAAAGAAAGGCACAAAAAATTCTGCTCAATTTGAAAAAATGGTTATTTTAACTGAAAATAAAGGTTACTATACAGTATATCTGAATACACCACTTGCTGAAGATAGAAAAAATGTTGAGTTACTAGGTAAAATGTATAAAACATACTTCTTTAAAAAAGGAGAGTCTAAATCATCTTATGTAATTAATGGTCCTGGAAAAACTAATGAATATGCATACTAATAGTAGTTACATAAATTAAAAGGTAGATATTTCTTTTTTATATAAAGGTTTGGCAGACATTTCATAACTTGCCAAACCTTTATATATCTAATTATCAAACTGCACTAAACTTACCAAAACTGCTTATTCTATTACCTGCCTTGTCTACCTCTCCTGTCGCTATATAACGACGTTGTCCACTATTAGCAATATAAGTAATCCATCTATAGCCATTAATGCAATATGCGCCGTCATATTTGATAGTTGCGTTATTGGGTAATACACCTGTAATTCTTGAATTAGTTGAATAGCCATCCCTCACGTTATTACCTTTAACATTGGCAACTGTGTAATAACCAGTCTCTTTTTTATACGGTACATTGTTTTTATCGAGTGTATAACCTGCTGGCACTGGTGAATTCTTTTCATTTTTAGCTGGTGTTTTAACATTACTGATACCTGATACACACTTCCAATAAAAATAACCACACCATTTAAGATGCGGTGTAGCGACTGTAATATTTCTATGTTGTTGATATATATGTATCGAGTGAAGGGCAAAAAGGATATCAATTGCAGGATAAGTGTTAGGTTACTAGGCCACTTAACAGGCTATATAGTTCACTCCTACTATATACAGTTAATTATAACATAAAAAGCACCCCGTAAACTATTATACGGGAATGCTAAAGTCATATATACTACGAGGGAGTAGTATGAAAACTATGCTCTCTATCATAAGAAAAAACACCCAGTGACATGCTTGGGTGAACAAGGATAGATGTAAATAGTTGATGCATGTGTAACACATCATAACAAAAAACTAGCCCGAAAGCTAGCTATAACATACAATCTAAAAAGACGTCCCTTGAATACGTCTAGAAAGATTATAACATAAAAAAATAGGCAAGTACCGAAGTACCTGCCTAAAAAAGGATTATCCACTTTTTCATCCTAACTGATTTCTCCCCATAAGTCACCTAATATCTGATTAGGTGGGGAAGAACCATTCGTGCATGAATGAGAATTTGATGAAAGATAATTTTCACTACACATATTCAATCAAGACATTGCTTTCTATAATAAACAACTATTTTGTTTTATTTCTTTTCTATAATAACCTTTGTAATTAAGTTGAATCCAGGGTTTTTAATATGCTCTGATAAATCTGGGACAACAAAACCTTTTTCTGTTATAGGGAAAGACTTCGTTTCTTCTTTTTTCTTATTCTTATCATAATAAGTGACTTCGATCTTTGCGCTTGGATCTAATTCAACTACTCTAAACTCTTTATATGCTGTCGCATCTAATGCCCATTCGACATAGTATTCAATTTTTTCTTTTGTAAGTGTAGTCCCAGGTTTAATAGGAAACTCGACATAATGAGGGGATAGCAATTCATTTCCTTTACCATCAACTCCAGTCACATTTACCATCAAATACGGGCCTGTTGGTTCAAAATAACTCGCGTCATCGCCTTTTTTATATTTTCCTTTGTCGAATGAACTTGATGCACTTACCTCATTAGTAATTGAAGAAAATGAGAATAATAACAATAAAACAGTTAAAAATAATAAACCTCTTTTGAGCATGGCGCTTCCTCCAAATATAATATATTTGTTTTTATTTATCTCTTTTTATAGCTAACACCCTTATTTAAGATGATAAATATCAACAACTTCATTTTATATTGAGAAAATATTAAAAATCAATAAAATATTAAAAGAAACTAAAATTACATTAAAAAATAATTAACAAATATTTAACATTTTAACCTAAGAATTAAAACACTTCTTTCACAATCAATCTCTCATGCCATATCCACTCATTATGATTGTTCCAATAAATGCGACACCAACCATCTATAATTTCAAACACATATATTAATGTTCCAGGCGCGTATACAGCCTGTCCAACATCGAATCTATAGTTAGTACGATTATCACCGTATCTAGTGGCTGAAGTAGCACCTAAGCCGTCGATTTTCGCATTAAAATAAGCACCTTTTGACCATTTAAGGTTATAAGGCGCTTTACTTCCAACTGTTATTTTACTTGCAGATTTACCGACTGCTTTTTGAGCAGGTGGTTTAACTTTATTTGTGATCTTATTCATTAAGCCCTCACTTTTATACTTAGGTCTAATAAAGTGAGTACAGCCGTAATAATTATCCCAACGTAACTTTGCAGGCGTATTTGCGTTACCGTCATAGTTCTGTTCCAAAATTAAAAATTGGTTTGTATTACCACCATTAAACACTAAACCAATATGACCGTATTGTTTATATATTCCTTTGGTAAATACAGCCACATCACCTATTTGTGGAACAAACGATGGTGTGTTTTCATATACTGTTGCCATGTTTTTAAAATCGTTATTGATTGCATCTTTTGCATTTCCCCACATTCTAATTTCTAACAACCAATAAATGTAATCAACTGCTAAATCTGCACATTGGTAACCATACCAACCGTCAAAATCAATATATCTACCTTGATACCAACGTAACCTTGCTCTTGCTTCACTGTATGTTTTCATTATTTTACCTCCTAGTATTTTCTTCTTGGTTCTTCATATTCTAAAGCTTGGTGGCTATCACCTATACCTTTAGTAGTCGGGTCTTGAATCACACCAGTTAATACTAAAAATCCTAATATAGCGTTTAAACCGTCTGTTAATTGCTCTGTATAAACTTGGATATCATACCCAATAGCTTTTGCGATGTTTTGAGCAAATAAAAAGATAGCTGACAATATCGCTACCCAAAATGATTTTTGTTTCATTCTAATTTTCCAATTAATCATATTCTTATCTCCTTTTACCCAAAATAAAAAGACGACTAATAAGCCGTCTATTTGATATTTATATTATGGTGTGTTAATTTATATATAGAAAAAGGGCAACATGCGCAAACATGTTACCCTAATGAGCCCGTTAAAAAGACGGTGGCTATTTTAGATTAAAGATTAAATTAATAACCATTTAACCATCGAAACCAGCCAAAGTTAGCGATGGTTATTTTTTATTGCTTAATTCAATAAGCTTGATTACTAGACCTATCAATGCAATAAGGAATAAACCAAACTGCAACATGGTACTAATTGTAATCATTAGGCGTCTCCTTTCTAAAGATTTCAGTAATGCCACCATAGGCACCACCTCCTTATACTCAGATAGCCACCATCTATCCAACTTGCTCACTTCTGCATATTACCATAATTACAACAATAAATAAAAAGTCAGTACCGAAGCACTGACTAAAACTTATTTACATTTACCGAACCAAAAACATGTCCAGAAACTATAACCAAAGATTAGTTTAAACATTTTATTCACCTCTCTTATATGCCCATAAGCATACGCAATAATGCTATAATTAGCGACCCAAATATTGTCCCAACTAAACCAAGCACCCACATTTTCATATCACGTATGTTCTTATCATTTTCTTTCTTATTCTTTTCATCTATTTCTCTTTCTTTTTGAATAGCATCTAAGGTTTTATCTAATTTAATGTTAACTTGCTCTTGGGTTTTTTGACCTAATTTAATTTCGTTGAGTGTGCTGAGCATTGTTTTATCATTCTCTTCTAACCTTCTGATGCGCCATTCATGTTCGTGTTTTTTGAACCACCCCAATTCAGTACACCCGCTTTCTAAAAGAATAAAGATTATGAGTATCTAACTCATAGCTTTTCATACTGTTTCAGTGTTAACTGTTACCTCTGGAGATAAATCTGATCTTTCAACTACTTCTTTAACTACTTTCACACGTTGTTTTTTGTTAGTTAATTGATATAACAAATTTAACGTCTCCGCAATTTTCTTAGCGTTTTCTTCAGATTTAAAATCTTGAGCATGGTTAACCATTTCAGAAGTTGTAAAACTTCCTGTGAAATCTTGATATACTACACGTTCTGTACCTTCTTTGTCGATTTGTACTAAAATAAACCTTTCTGTATTGTTGATAATTTCTTTTGCCATAATTAAATGACCTCCTTAAATTTTTGTATAAAAATAGTGCTAAAGATTACTCTTCCTCAGCACATTGTTGATTTTCTTTATTTTCTTGTATATACGCTTTTAACATCGCGTTTTCTTGTGTTAACCTCATAATTTCCTGTGATAAATAATGAATTGTATATTCAGGATTAGCTTGTAATCCTTGTTTGTTATCCTGCATTCTTTGACTCCTCCAATTTCTTGATTCTTAGTTGTTGTTCTTTGATAACAGGGATAAGATGAATCCATAGACGATCATACGCTATACCTTCAATTTCTCCTTTGTCATCATACGTGACAAACTCTTTTAATCCTAAATTCTCCACCTCTTCAGCAATCAAACCTACGTATCTATCAAGTTTATAGGTGTCTTCCGATAATTTTCTATCTTCTCTCAGCTCTCTAGCTAAAATTTCAGACTCAGCTTTATCAAACCACGTTCTAATAGGTAAGTTAAGAATAGCTTTTGAATGTTCCAGTTGTTCATCTCTATCGTTATATTGATTTTCGATAGATAACTTGTATTTACGCGCTGATGTCGAACGCCCAATTGTGCCAGCAGAAGTAATATGCAAATTAGCTGCGGCCGAATAAGTACGTCTATAAATTGAGTTAGAAGCTATCCTATCTCCTGCATCATCTGAACCTACAGACAGTAGGTCTGTACTCTGTATATGAATATACCTATTACCATCACGTCGTTTCAGCATATTAAATTTGCCATACCCTGCTTCGATTGTTGTATCTCCACCTGTTGCATATCGTCCATTAACAATTTGAACAAGACCTTTATTTCTTTCTTTAGAAAACCTGATACCCGCACCGTAATCATAGTTCTCATCAGAACCAAACATAATATAACCGTCACTCGAATAAGCATTATCTGCATTAGACAGCGTGAATGCAAATCGGTTTAATCCAGGCACTTTGTCTGTGTTTGGATATAAATACACCGGTGCCTGTTTGCTTTTGATATTCGATGAAGCGTAAGACTCCAGAACAACCCGATTATTATCTGACGTTAGTGCAACGACACCACCATAGGAATTGATTGTTATGCCATTCATACCGCTATCACTGTAAGTTTTATCCCACCATTGAATAGTACCGGATGAACCTCCGTCTTCGCCTTCTCCATCAATATATGTTGAAATACCAAAATGTGACATATAAAGTGAACCGCCAGCGGTGTTATTTCTAAACCTTAGATGTCCATCTTTAAGACGTGTGAATATATCATCGGTTGATCGTTTGCCTTTCCAAGTTCGTTGCACAATACCACCTAGTTCAATAGAATCATTCTGTATTTGAACATATCTGTTATTGTTACCGCCTTTAATTCCAATTCTATTAACATTGATATCAAGACCCTCTCTTGATAAATTAAGGCTGTTGACAATATCGGTTTTATCTACTTTATCTCGCATATTTTGGATAAGAAGGTTTATTTCTCTATTACCGTTAATATCAATTTTATCAGCATTTAATCTAATACCACGTGGCCCCACATTTAAAGCTTGAGCCACTCCGTTATCATCATATCTGATTGTTGTTCCATCTGTAACGTTTTGGACAATCTCGTTTAATATATTTGAAAGTGTACGATTGGTTGCATTAAACTCTTCTTTAGTAGTTCTTAATTTGATTTCCTTACCATTTTGTATAATTTGAGAACCATAGCGAGTCAGTGTTCTCCTCTGTGCATCTGTGCTTTCTTTGACCTTGTTGTCTGTATAAGCATTAGCTTTCTTTTCAGCGTTTCTAGCCTTTAGTTCTGCGTTTTGTTTTGCCTCTTCAAGTTTAGCTTGAGCATCTTGTATAGCGCGTTGCTCTTCTTCCGAAATTTTACCATCAGCATACGCTTGCGATTCCTTCTCTTTAAGATTATCTTGAGCATCAATGTATGATTTTAAAGCTTCTTGCGCTTCTTGATTTGCTTGTTCAATACTTGCTTTAATCTCAGGATTATTGGACAAATCACTTAACTGGTCATCAGTATATTGTTTTTGTTCTTCCAATCCGTTTCGATATTCGTTTAACGTAACTTTATCTTTGATTTCACCTTTTAAAGTCGTTCTCTCAGCTTCAGCAGTATCTAAACGTTCAACAATACCGTCTTTGTCTGTTTTATAGTCCGATGTTTTTACATAGTCACGTAATTGTTCTTTTGTGGATTCTCTAGCTGCTTCAATAGCTGATTTAACAACATTAGGTTCTCCGACTAACTGCAAATCTTCATTCACCGTTAAACCAAATTTTGTTGCTATTATTTCCAACGCTTCTTTATATTTTTCATCAGTGTATTGTGACTGTAATAATTTAAATCTATCTGAAATGGCGATTTTGACATCTTCTACATCTGTATAAACATCTTGTAATTTCTTTCTATACTCAAGAAATAAAGCTTGTGTATCTACCAACCGACCAATCGTTGCAGTTTCGGGTGTCATAGATTCTAAATTATTTTTAATTTGATTATAAACATCAATCACAGCGTCTAAACTTGCTTGTAAGTCCGCTTTCAAATCATTATCTACTAAGTACTCGCTATTCAGTAATTCTGTAGCTTCTGACAAAAGACTAGCGTGTTGTATAGATAAATTAATAAAAATATTGTTTAATTCACTGAATAGCGCTTTCTCTCTTGTTATACCACCTAATTTTTCAACATCATTTGGTGTTGCTTCAATCCATCGACCATTCCAATATCTACGCAAGACAGCAACATCAGGGTTACTTGTATCATACCAAAGCATATCATTGACTGGATTTTCTGGCGGTGTATCACTTTTGTGTATTTTGCGTTCAAAGTATTCTAATTCACCATCTACAACATCTTTAACTATAGTGTTGATATTGCTAATATTGTCGTTTAATTTTTGGTGTATTAGGTTTAATCGCTTGTTAAACTCTTCTCGTAATTCTGATTCTTTGAACTCTTTAGGTTGACCGAATGTATATGTGCTATTTTCTGAAATTATGTTATATTCTTCAGCAATAACTTCTGCCTCTACATACAATGGCGGGTTAAAATCTCTATGTTTTACTCTGACTGTATCGCCAATTGATATAATCTCGTGCGGATACGTAACTTCCAAATCAGTAGAAGTAATCTCATATGACATAACTGCCGACTTACGTTTATTTAACTCTGTTTTGGCTAAAGAACTTAATCGTGTTTCATTCATATTTTGATCATCTGATTGTGGTTCATATATCCCCCAAATATAGCGCATAGGTAGGTTGAATTGACTTTGCGCTTCGTCATCTGTCACAACTAGCTCTAAACGCTTCCCTTTGTCATTTTCAGGTCCCACAGCAATTAATGCTGTTTTGATTTCTGACATATCAATCTTCCTAGTTAACCCAACCAAATCTTTACCATACTCAATTTCTTTACCTTTGAATAAGCTGTTTTTCTTTTTGAGTACCACATATCTACCTTTGACGGTATTAGAACTAAGCTCTATATAAAAATCCAATACCATTTTATAGGTTGTACATAATTGCTTTAAAACTTCATATCTAGTTTGATAAGAAGTCCATGACGTAGTACGTAAGCCATCGTATTCGGTTTGTTCAGAAACTTCCCAACCTGTATCGCTCAACACATCTTTCAATGCTTCTGAAGTTGTCTTTTTCTCAAATTTGCCTGGTGCATACGGTTTAGCTGTTGTTATATCAGCAAGATAAGACGCTATACATTCTATCTCTGTGTAGCCGTCCATCGTATCTTGAACCCAGTTAATAATAAATTCACGCCATTGTTTGTTTGAATCCCTTATAATAACACGATGTCGTTCACGGAACTTTTCAGCTCTTTCTGATGATATGAGCAGTTCAAGCATTTCTGAATTGTCATTAACATTACGTTTATGAATCGCTCTAACTAAGGAAGGGTCATCAGTAGAAAGGAAATCTATAATCTTGTCGTTAAAATCTAAAACATGTATCACACTCTCATCTCCTTTCTATAAATATCTATCTTGCCATTTAACCGTCGTATCAAAGACGTTTTCAGGTTGTATGATTAATTCACTGTACCCAGAATCAACATTGAAATAATTACTTCCAAACGATTTCTCGCTCAACATTGGTTCCTCATTGATGACAACACTTTTTGCTTGCATATCTATTTTCACTAAATCACCTTTTTGTATAATGACATCCCTTGCGCCTTTCGGTTTCGGTAGAATCTCCGTATTGAATGAACCTAATCCATTCATCTCCATCCACTTATAACCGTTATACTTCGCACTATAGATAGCTATGATAGAAGCTGGACGCTGATAAAACTTACCGCCATCTATCCACTCTTTCTCATCCATATCAATAGGTTTACGTCTATCTGGGTCTTTAATGTGATCAAATTTCCAAGTTTTAATAGAAAATTTATTACCTACTCTTCTGAGCCGCATATAAACAACGATTCTGTCCAAGTTATACATTATCGGTTTATTCTGATAGTCGTATATCTTTTTGGGGTCTCCTTTTTGGTTATACAACGTAACAACAATATGTCCTATTTTTCTATCATGATATTTATTTTCATAACCAATAGAAGCAAGTAACTTACCATCACTATCATAAATATGTTGTGCTGTTCTTCCGGCACCTTTACCTTTTTGTTCAACAATACATTTATAGGTAATTTGAAAATCTGTCATCGCTTTAGGGAGCCCTCGTTTCGTGCCAGCACCAACCCAACCTTTTGCATCAGGAAAATTAGTTGCTTTATATCCTTCGCCAAGATTGGATATCACAAAGTCACCGCCGACCTTACCACCTAAGTCATTACTTGGAATATCTTCAGTAATCATCTTAGTCCAACCTTTGAAATCACGAAACTCACTATGATAAACAGGAGGCATGTAATCCTTAACTTCTTTGGTTACCTCATCATCACCAACCATAAAATAATCTTCATCATTTTTAGTAATCATAAAGTAACTAGATGGTTTAATTGCTCGGGCTTCAACAATTAAAGGAGTGTCAGCAGTCCCACTATTTACAACTGAAACTTGGTCTGAAATCGCAGTATTTTTATTTCCTGTTACTGAATATTTGTAAGGGTCTGTTAGTACTACTTTGATAGTGAACTTAACAGGTATTGCAAATTCTTTGTGCAGCTTTATTGGTCCTTCAAAATAAGCGTTCCAGTACCAATCTTTAGATTTGAATTGTAATTTAACTTGTTCCTCGTAGTTAAAAAACTTTACTAATTCATTCAAGACGTCATCATGTGTTTTAATGCCGTTGTGAGATAAATAGTCATTACGTACCACCAAAGGTATATCAAAACTATAAGATTCAAGCCTACGCCCTTTATATATAGACCCCGAACGTCCATCTACATTTTCTGTTTTTAAAACATAATTAAAAGAGGGTATTTCAAACCCTCTTTCGACATACAACCAAGGAATTGTTTTGTTGTTCACTTTAATAGTGTCTATCATTGAATAGCAATTCCTCCTTTTCTAAACTTTACTTTTGTTGATTCTTGCCTTTCTCGCTTTTCTATAGACGCGTTCACCTTTTTATCAAAAGCGTATTCGTCAATAATCGGCTGATAATCTTTATCTGCAATCACATCGTTAGATTGCGCTATCTTCAGTAATAAAGCTATTTGTTGTTGCTGTTGTTCAATCATTTTCAATAATAAGCTTGGGTCATCAAACCCATTTACATTAGACAATTGACTAGGACGCTTATTTTTACTCGCTTTTCTCCCTCTTACTTCTGCTGCTGCATAATGCAACATCTTCATTGCATCATTTTTACGAGCTGGATCTGTTGGAATAATCCATTCTGGATGACCGTCTTCACCTAAGTTATACCAACCATCAAAAACTTTTCCACCTGTAGCATATGCGTAATCACCAGCACGTTTAAAACCACCCCAACCATATCGTCTAACAATGTACTGCATTGCTGAGATACCTTGATGTACTGGATTATTATAATTAGTGTACCCTCGTTTAGCGTTAGCTCTAAAAGTTGAGCCGATAATTTGGAATAATCCTCTAGACGGGTCTCCTCTTTGAGCATTAATGTCCCAATTATTCACTGCATTTGATTGATAGTTACTTTCGCGCTTTGCAACTCGCATCATCTGGTCATGAATCCACTTACCTTTATAACGTCCTCCTAAAATACTTTGTGCTTGTCGGATTACTCGGCTGGCATAAGTTGCACCACTTCCAGAAGTAGCGCCACCGCCACCAATTGATAACCTACCTTTTTTCTTAGCATTCCTTAAATATGGTTCAGGGTCAAAATGTCGTCCATTTCTCCTCATTTCAAAATGTAAATGTGGTCCTGTACTAAATCCGGTATTACCAGTTAAACCAACAACATCACCGGGCTTTACCATCGTGCCACTAGGTGGTGATTTGCTAAAGTTTTTCAAATGCGCAAATAGCATATCGATAACTCCACTAGTAATTTTTACATAATTACCATAACCACCAGACATAAATGGCATTCTTGTAAGTCTGCCACCCATCGGCGTTCTAACTTCTTGATATACAAATGGAAAATCGACACCTTCATGAAATGGTCTTCCAGTTGCAGCGGTATAAGCTGCGGTACGTCCATAATGATAATTAATTTTGTCAGGGTCTAATATTCCACCGACTAAATCGCCACCGCCCATAGCTTCTAAATTTTCTTTTATCCAATCAGTAGCACTTTTCTTAATCTTAGACCATGCAGCTTTTGTTATGTCGCCTGCAATTCCCATACCTTTAGTTAAAGAATTGAAATCAATTCCAAAAGCTTCAAGTATATAATTTAAAAGTTTGCCTGGATTTTCCATAAAATCTAAAACATCGCCAACTTTATCGCCAAGCCATTTGGTACCTTTACCTATTTGATCTTTTGTCCAGTTAAATGCCGATGATGCACTAGATTTAATATCTTTCCACATAGTAGTACCGAAATGAAATCTCGGAAGCGTTCCGTTTAACATTGAATAAGTTTGTGCACCGTTGTATACTTTTGAGCCTTTAGGTAAATAAGCAGTAGTGTCTGTATTAGGTGTGATTACACGTTTACCATTAGGGAATTCAATCATTTCATTTCTAAAACCATTTGGACCATTTCCACGTCCTTTATCCCCAACTGTAGCGAATGTATCACGTGCAATCTTACCGTTCTTAACTAATCTTGTAGTAGTATGTGTGTGCTCTGTACCAGTGTGTAACCTAGGTATTTCATCCATACCTAACTTACCACCGACCCAGTTTAAGCCTTCAATTAATTTATTAAGTCCTTTTTTAATAGCATCTACCATACCGCCGATATGATCTTTAATTTTACCAATGATAGATTTTAAACCGTCACGCATGTTTCCGAAGATATTACGTACTTTATCCCACAAACGACCAGCTATACCTACCGTGTTATCTTTAATAGAGTTCCAGATGTTTGACATCCAATTTCTTAACTTAGTAAATATATCTTTCGTCGCATTCCATAAACTTGTGAATTTAGACCTTACACCCGTAAATAACGAATGAGCCTTGCCGACGGTATTGCTTTTGATATTATTCCACGTACTAGATAACCAGTTTTTCATATTAGTGAAAATAGATTTAACACTATTGTATAAGAAACCGAAAATACTTTTCGTTGCATTCCAAATTGCAGATAATGATTTTGTGAAAATACCTTTGATAACACCCCAGATACCGGATATTAAACCTTTAAGCAATCCACCAAAGTATCTAACAACACCTAGAATCTTACCTACAAACCACAGTTGTATTAAATTCCAAATTAACTGCACAGTGCCTTTTAGTATCATCACAATACCGTCCCAAACACCTCGCCAATTACCAGTGAATAAACTTGAAAAGAACTTGATAAAGCCAAGTATGATATTTAAAGCACCTTGTATTACTCCTTTTATATTCTCCCAAGTACTGACAATCAAGGCTTTAACCGCCGGCCAAATAAATTGCATCACTTGCCAAATCGCAAACATGATTGGTTTAATTACAAAATTTAAGATAAATTCAAATATAGCTTTGATAAAATTGCATATATTTTGAAGCGCTTGAACAATAGAAATTCCGTTTTCATTAAAGAATCCATTAATTTGACTCCAAATATCTTTAGCGAAATCAACGATTGCTGAAACCGCTTGTTTAAAGACGTTTTTAACGGAATCAATGAAAGGTTGGATAAATTGAATGAAATTACTAAACGTTTGTTTAACACTGTTAATTGCACCATTAACAAAATTTCTGAATGTTTCAGATTTCTTATAAGCTATTGTAAATGCGACTGCTAAACCAGCCAGTACACCTAACACGATACCAATTGGACCAGTTAATGCTGTGAAGACTGTTCCTAAAATAGGCACTTTAGTTGATAAAAAACTAATCAATCCGTCAGCCTTTGCAATACTAGCTAATAATGGAGCTAATACAGTTACTGCGTTGCCAACTGTGCTTATGAATGCACCTAATCCAAAAACTACAGGACCAATTGCAGCAGCAATACCACCGAATATAACAATCGACCTTTTAGATCCATCACTTAAACTTGAAAACCAATCAACTGCTACAGATAGCTTTTTGATTAATTCTTCCATGACTGGAGCAAACGCACTTTCAATAGAAGCCCATACATCAGCACCTACTAATTTAAGTTTATTCATTGCTACTTTAAATCTTTCGGAGCCACTTTCAGAATCTTTAAATGTCTGATTGACCGTTCCTTGCGAATCTTCGATAGTTTTTAAGAACTCTTGGTAACTAAAGCGACCGCCTTTAATAGCATCTGCTAAATCAGGACCTGCTTTTGCACCAAATGCTTCAATCGCTAAACTTGTTGCGCTAGCTATATCCGGTGTCCTTTCAATTTCTGCTAATGTCTTCTTAAATTCTTCTCTTGGGTCTTTACCCGCTTTACCCCAATTGGATATAGCTTTTTTCAAACCACTGAAGGCTATTTCAGTATTAACACCTGATTTCTCCCATTGAGAGAATAAAGCGATTGATTCTTTCATCTCAAAGCCCATAGCCCTCATTGGAGCACCGTATTTAGTAATGCTATCAGCTAATGTATCAACACTTATACCGCTAGCCTGTGCTGCTTTCGCTACCATATCAAGTACACTTTGATACTCATCAGCTTCAATACCTGCATCACCCATTGCACGCGTAATTAATTGAACGGCTTGTACGCCGTCAGAACCTGTTATGTGACTAAATTTCAAGAATGACTCTGTGGCACTCTCAAGTTCTTTGCCAGTGAAACCTAACCTTGTGTTAACTTCCCCTAAAACACCGCCTACAGTCTCAGCGTCTTCTGGAAAGTTGCCATAAACATCTTTAAATGAATTCTGCAACTTCTTAAGCTCTCCGCCGGTTGCTCCTGTTGCTTGGGTAACTGTATCTAAACCTTTATCAACTTCTGCAAAAGCTTTTCCTGATGCTGCTGCAATACCTAAAACAGGTGCAGTTACACCAATCATCAAACCTTTACCAATGGATTTTAAACCATCACCCATTTTTGTTAATTTAGGTCCCATACTTTCAAAAACTTTACTGGTTTTTCCCCAGCCACTTTCTGCCATTCTTTGAGCTTCAACTTGAGCTTTTTTGAACTCTTCAAACTCAGTTGTTGTTTTTTCTAGTTCTTTTTCTAAAAAATTCAGCTCATTTGCTTGTTTGTTATATTCTTGTCGTAATTTTTGAGCTTCCGCGCTGTTTTCGCCCTGTTCTTGAGATACCTTGCCATATTGCTTGGCTAAATCATCAACGTTTTTCTTATAACCTGTGATAGTTCCATCAAGTTCTTTAATCCTTTGTTTGTAACTATGAGTTGATTTTTCGGTATATTTGAAGTTGTTACCGGTTAACTTTAAGTCAGAATTTAAAGTTTTAAAGTTTCGTTTGATTTCTGCAAATGATCTATTTAAATTTGCTGCATCTAAATCCAAACCTATAGATAAACCTTTTATTCTTTCTCCCATTTTTTACCTCCTTTCTAAAAAAGTTCAAAAAAATAACCCTAACCAAACGGTTAAGGTTAAAACGCATCAATTAAAGCCTCTGCTTTTTCTTCAGAAATGTCATTGTTTTTATTTTGATATATGGAAAGTACATAATGAAATGGCATTTTTAAAACTTCGTTAGCGTCTTTACCATTTTCAATTAAGTCCATCATGAGAGTATCCATATTTTTCAACATTGCTTTATATGTTAAATCTTCAGGCTTTATTTCATGTTCTGGATAAAATTTCTAGTTTCCTCAGTTTGCTGACCTTGAGTAATGAAAATCACTTGTTCACGAAGTGCATTCATTCCATCAGGTGCATGCATACGTTCTTTTAGGTCTTTAACTGTGAATTGGTTATCGTAAATTTTTACAACCATATCCATCAATCTGTCAGCGATTTCTCTTGGTTTCATCGTGCTATTTTCGTCCTCAATATCATCGATTAAATCCATTGCTTCGTATACAATTTCAAATGAAATGAAGTGTGGTGTTAAGTACGTTTGTAATTTAATTTCATTTGCTTTCGGGTCTTCTACTAATTGAATAATGTTACGTTTTAATTTTGCCATTTTATAATACTCTCCTTATTTTCAAATAAAATAGAGGGGTTGCCCCCTCTTATGCTTCTACATTTATTGTTATAGTGTCACTCATATTACCAACTGTTGCTTTAACCGTAGCAATGCCTTGTGCTTCCGCAGTAACTTGACCATCACTATTGATTGATACAATATTCGTTTGATCTGTTGTGTATTTCAATAACTTACTTTGATTAGATGGCTCTACTACAACATTTAAATCGTATGTGTCGCCAACTTTAAGTGTTTTAATGCTATCTGGTATATTAACCGACTTTACCGCAGTTTCCGATGAAGCCGGTTTTGTTACAAAGTTTCTTCGTTACCCTCTGTCACGTTTCCAGTATATTCTTCGCCTAAAATTTTCTTTAAGAAAGCCTCTTCGCCTTTTTCACCGTCTCCATCATGATTTGTCATGTTAGCTGAATCAAAGATATACTTACGTACTGACTTTTTATTATCAACTAAAGGGAAAAGTGCCTCACCTTCAACCTCTTCACTTGAGAAATCCCAATCTTTCTCAGCCGTTTCTCCATCGATTTTAGGATTTGTAAACATAACTTTAGGTAATAAAACTGTTCTAAATGTACCGTCTCTACGCTCTTGTCTGAACCATACAGCTACGTAATTGTTTTGTTTACCTTGTTTCTCTTCGTAAACGCCATCTTCATCATAATCTTCATTAAAAACAATTTTGCGAATCTCTTTAGGGAACGCATGCATTTGTAATGAGATTTTACCTTCTCCGTCTGTATTCCCTGATTCAATTGGACCGCCATCAGCATAAGCTGTTTTTAGTTCTCCACCAGTTTCAACACCAATTTTTTGTAATCCTCTTGTTTTTGTAATATCACTATATTTTAATTCCGCGCCTTCTTTCGTTAATTTAGCGAAACCTAAACCAGTAATGTTAAAATACGCCTTTGGCGCACTTGCATGTTTTATTGCCATTTAATTTTCCTCCTTATAAAAAATGCCCTCGTAAACGCGAGAGCTTCTATATGTTTTAAATTCTTCTATATATTCCGGTTTTCCATTTGAAACATTTCCCATTTTTAGTTCAGACCATAATAACTTTTGAATGCGATTAGATATCTTATTTCTTATGATTCTCGCATTATATTCATCATTGTACTTAACAAAAACATCTATTTGGACAATATAACTATATGCACACTCATCTCCGTCAGTATAAGTTGTAGGTATTGGGTCGTCGATATCGTCAATAACAATAAAAGGTACATCAGTATCTTTTACATTAGGGTATTTATTGAACTTAATATTATTGATATTTACGTGCTCTCTAATAATTCTGTCTTGACTAATCACTTCATGAACTTTGTACAAAATATCAATCACAATTTTTTCAACTCCCTTTTTAACGTTTCAAAATACTTATTTTGACCTTGTCTTATTGCTCTATTAATCCCACCCATAGCTTTAGGTTTTACAAATTTTCCTGACTTTTTCTCAACATGACCATTTTCAATTAAATGTACTATTCTAAATCGTTCAAAAGGCCCGCGCCACCTAATTGTAACAGTACGTTTCCCCTTTATCCATTCAGGTTCAGTACGACCAATCTCACTAATCAGCGCTCCTGAGTCTTCTGAAGGTTTGAGTTGTTTTTTTATTTCTTCAACAATTACCTTAGCACCAGCTATTAACGCCTTATCTTGAACTTTTACCATCTCTTTTATGCCAAAATGTTTTTCTAATTCTCTTTCTAATGCTTTATCACCTGTCACTTTCACACTCATGAACTATATCCTCCACGAATCATAATAAAGTCTTTATTATCCAAATCTGGTGATACTTGCTTTATATTCAAACGATTTTTGAAATATCTTGATTCAATTTCAAGATAATGTTCTTCACTGGGTAAATAATCACCTTGCGGATCACGAATATACAATTTAATGTCATTTTGCGTTCCGTTTGAGATAGCTTGTTCTAATTCACGTAACCAGACACCATCAATACTCGCCCAACAGCTATATAATAATTTTTCTTCTTTTTCTCCAGCTTCTGGACCATTATTTTCAGTATACTTATAAAAATGAACACGCGTATTTAAACGTTTAGTTGTAATTCTAGGTTTCTTAAACACTTTCTTCATCTTCTGATACCTCCATTAGAGATAACGAAAAATCTATTATTTCAGGTCTGTAATTGTCGTTGAAGTGTTCTAATAAATCTTGATAAGCATATCTAGCGCGTATAAGTATCAATTCTTGACCTATTAAATTCTCTAATTCAAAAACTCCGCACTGATTTTTTATACGCTCGTACGACATTTTTAACAACTGCTTTAAGTACTCATCCTCTGAATTATGGTCAATCTTTTCAAGTGATTTAAATTTGACAAGCAAATCATCAATCGTCATTGTCTTCACCATTCAATAAGTCGATGATTTCACTTTTAACCATTGAACTAGACGCTTTTTTTTGTAATGATTCGCATAGTTCTAATAATTCTTGTTTTGTCAGCTTATCTAAAGGTACGATATAAACTTTGTCGTACTTATTTTTGATTTGATTTGTCAACAATTCAACACGAGGATTGTTATACCCTTCAGCTGGATACAACTCCCCTACTTTGTACTTGTGTTGATTGTGCTCTATGTCTTTAAATCCTCTAACAACTTTAAATTTCACCATTTTATCACCTCATAAAATTTTATAGTGTTTCTTCGGTATCTTCTAAAGCTGGTTTATGTCCTTTTAAATCTAATTTCCAAACAGCAGCAACTTTATTATCTTTCGCTTTGCCGTAAGCAAATTGTTTTGCAGTGTATAAATCCATATCATCTAACGCAAGTGTTTCTTTAAATTTCTGAACATTAATACCACCAGCTAAATAACCATCATATAGACCTTTAACGTACGTTAAAACCTTACCTGCTTCTTGAACTGTAGACTCAATAACATTCAAATTAAATGGTAAAGCAGTAACATATACGCCATTTGCATTTAAATGTGTATACTGTGCTTGAACCTCAAAAGCATCGGACGGATTAACAACCATTGTTACATTACCTTTAACCACTACTGATTTACCTTTCTCGTTAGTTGAGTGGTATTTAAACACTTGCGTCAATTCATTAACCGTAGCGCGCGGATTAGCAAATGTAAGCGTACCTTGTTCTTCTTTCTCTGGATAAGCACCATCAGTTACCGATACACCTTTTTGTACTTGACGGTTTAAGCCAATCGGTTGGTCTTTACCAGTACCTTTTAAGAACGCAGTTTCAAGCGCCACTGCAAATGCTTCTTCGATTTGAACACGAACAAATCTTTCAATCCACGCAGGACCAAAATCATTTAAATCTTTTGGTAAAACAACAAACGCTGTCAATTTATTTTGAATTGCTGTTTCTTCACTGAACGCAGCATCTAATTGACCTTTAATTTCACCATAGATTTTACCCCAAACAGCCACGCCAGAAGTTTCGGATTTTAAGAACTTCAAACGCAAACCAGCATTTTTAATACCTAAGTCAGCTAATAATGGATGATTCGTTGTTAAATCTTCGAAGATTCTATCAATTGTTTCTTCTGGTAAAAGTTTTTCTTCTTTATATCCAACACTCTTATTGATATCCATAAAGAAATTTCTTTGGTTTGCACTCAAAGTTTGTGCTGATTTAGGTAAACTAGAAACTCTTTCAGCTTCTGCTTTTGCTTGTAATTTAGTTTCTTCAAATAGTTGGTTAATCATGTCACCGTACAATTCATTTTGTCTTTCTTGCGGTTCACCGTTGTTTACTGCATTAATAAATTCGTTTTTCGCATTTGCGAATGTTTCCGATAAATTTATAGTCATTTTATGACCTCCTATTTTTGTATTAAAAAAGGAATCTTGAAAATCCATTTGCTGATAATTTACTATCTGCAACATCGATTTCTGATTCCTTTTCTTTCATATTTATTTTTTCAATTACTTTATTTGCTATTGCGTCAATATCAATGTTAACCTCTGGCGTTTTACTTACCAAAGCTGTTACACGATTTAATACATCTTTCGATAACACTTGTGTATCGCTTGCTACAATTTGCATATTGTCGTTTTCAAACATTTTACTATCCGCAAAACCTTGTTCAATGGCTTCATCAGCATTTAGCCATGTTTCCTTAGCCATCATTTCTATAAGTTCTTGTTTGTTTTTACCAGCTCTAACCGCATATGCCTCAGCCATTATTTGACCAACATGTTCTAATGTTTCTGCAGCATGATTTAGATCTTTCGCTTCTCCTTGCGCAATACTTGAAGGATTGTGAATCATCATTCTAGCAACCGGACTCATTTCGATGTGGTCACCAGCCATTGCGATAAGCGATGCCGCACTTGCTGCTATTGCTGTGATACGAACATTCACTTTGCCTTTATGAGCTCTTAAATGTGTATATATTTCACTACCAGCTACTAGGTTACCACCATTTGAGTTAATTATAATATCAACATCTTCATCACTAAATTCTAGTTGTGTTAAAACATCTTTAGGACAAGTCGAATCCATACCAAGCATTTCGTAAACCCATTTATCTTCGTTGGAAACGATGACGCCTTTAATCTCCACTTTCATCTTCATCACCACCTTTCAATGTACTACCATTTTCGTTTGCTTTTTCGTAGTTCTTCGTCACTAGATATTCGTCTAATTCAGGATTGTCAGACGGTTCTTCACCTAACATAATCCGCACCTCATTCCTTGTAAATGAACCAGAACTTACAAGTTTGTCAATTGCTTCAGCATATTGAAGTGGGTCTTTTTTATTCACACCGACAATTTCTATTCTTGTATCTTTCAAATACATGCTTTGAGTTATGAGTTTCGCGTTTAATTCGTTCTGAATCTTTTTTAATAAAGGTGTTAAACAGAACTTCTCAAATACAAGCGTGTTTTTTTCCAAATCAGCTGTTTCTCCGTAAATCAAACCTGGGGGTATACCAATCATCAACGCAACATTTTTTATTGCATCTCTCATTAGCTCACTCAATTCAGAAAAAGGCATGTTACTATTCTTACCACCATTAGATAATTCCTCATAATCAAAACCTTCTATCAAAGGCGCGATTGCTAGTTGGTTTTTATTAAAAGTATTGAATAATTTATTTGTGAACGCTTGTAATTTTTCTATATTCTTTTCGTCATATGCGCTAGAGGCAGATTTCAAAATCCCTCTTATTTGATAGTTTTTTAATTGTGCACCTATCATTCTTCCGAATATTTTCCCGTAATCTTCGAATAGACTTTCTACAAAGTGTGTCACTTTATTGTTGTTGTACTTTAAATATATGACCTCTTGCATTGTGAAAGTACGTTGATAAGTATAATCTTTAACCGTTACATCTTTGAATATATCATCATACAAAGCATACTCTTCTCTGTAAAAGCTATCTGCGATAAGTAATTCTTTGCTGTCACTTACTACGATTAAAACCTCGTTATCGTAAATTAGTTTATATATAACTTGTTGCCAAAAACTATCGCTTGATAAGTCAGTATTTGGTTTTATATTTAACTTGTAGTAAACATCATTCTTTTGAATTCTATTACCTTCCAATACTTTAAAATGACTTTGAGCGACAGCTCGCGCAACAAATTCAATACAACTATCAATCGCTAAACGTTTCACATACGCTTGTTGTGATAAATCTTCTATCATATCTAAATCAAGCATATATGATATATCTTTCCTAGTTTTAAATATCTTTTCTAGAATACTCATGTCTCACCTCCTCTATTAGAAATCTATACTCATTAATGCATCAAGTGCTTTAGACATGTCTTTGTCTACTATATCATCCGCTCTATATAACGCATGAACAAATGCCATAAATCCATCCGTTTTACGTCTGACTTCATCTTTTTTGATATACTCTTTATTTCCATCCGGCTTGATTTTTACAGCAACATTATTAGTAAACCAACGCATCAAAGGATTGTCTCCATATATTACGTTATGTTTCGCAAACATTGTATCGATACGTGGTGCAAGTAATCCATGTATTGCTTTTGGATTTCTAAGTACTTCAAGTTTTATACCAGCATCCTCAAACGCACGTCTTACAATATCAGTTCTATAATTATCAGCTATGACTTTTTCAAGCCCATATTTTTCTCTAGCTTTTAAAAACCAATCAACTATATATTCAATTTCAATGACATCATCATCGACAATGGTCAATAATCCCATTTTTTCCCATTCTTTAATAGGAGGTTCTAATTTGACATCATCCAAAAACCCTTGTCTTACAAACGAATGTCCTAACCAAATGTAATCATCGTTTTTTCGGAATAATAGCCCTACACTTGCAAAATCTCGAATGTTTGCAAAGTCTAAACCACCAATACACATTTGATTATCTAAATTTGGTATCTCTCTATTAGTCGCTAGTATTTCTTTCCATGGTGCTATTACTTTTTCAAGGTCAACTTCAGGCAAATTCATTCGCTTAGTCATGAATTCGGGCTTATTTGAACGGTTGAATGGTAAATCGTTATATTCTTCTTCAATCGTGCTTAGCAGTGTTTTAGCGTATTCTGATAACGGTTTATGTAACATTGGGTTCGCCTTTTCCCACGTCTGTCTGTCATCAACTTCTTTTGGATCGTCTAATTTACAATAAAAAGCAAACAATCTACTATTTTTAACCTTGCCACTTAATACACTTGCAATTTTGTGCTTCATTGCATCGATATAACCCTCTCTAACAAAACCATCAGTACTTATATAAAACGTTCTTCTATTTTTCTTTTTACCTAATCCACCACGTTTGACGTTTACCATTTCAGGACCAAAGAAATAATGAATTTCATCAAAAATAACACACCCCTCACGTCCACCGTCTTTGGTTTTTGTGTTTGATGTGTTATATCGAATAACCGATTTAGTTGCACGGTTTATTATTTCTGTTTTACTAACTTCATAAGGAGCTTTTGGCGTTTTACCCGTCTTATTTCGTTTGTTATCCATTAAAACGGTTCTGATTTCATCAAACGATGTTTTTGCTTGATCTTCACTATTAGCAACAATGGAGATGTGATATTCTTTAACTCCGTGTAAGGGCGTAGAAAGAAAATCACTAATAGCACTTATTAGACCGTTTTTCCCGCCTCCACGTCCCATGAAAATAGCAAATTCTGTAAAGAAAGCTTCATCTGTATTTTTATCTATAAGAAATATATTAGCTATGATAAACCTTTGAAATGGTAATGTTGGAAAATACCATTTTTCAATAAATTTGATACAATCCTCGATTTTCTGTTCATCAAAATATACATCATCTCGTGAATATATATGTGTTTGTAGATAATTAAAGAGATCAATTCTTTCTTTATTTAAAATTATCTTTCCTTGTTTCCACAAATTTATATATTCATCAACGTATTTATTACTAATCATAGGTAATCATCAGATGGCGTTTCTGTGTCTTCTTTCTCTTCGGGCAATAAATCCGATAATTGTTTGATTATTTTTTGATATGCAGCATCTCTAGCATTAAATAGTTTGGCTACTGGTCTTTCCCTTTCATATGGTGGCGCCTTTTCAGATTGAGTAAATAAATCATAATCACCTTTTTCTTTTATGTCTTCCCACATGTAATCAAGCATTACACGTAGCCTTGCTGCTTGAATAATTAAACCATCAACTACTTTTAATTTATTGCTAGGTATGTCTTTATATAATACTTGTAGCCTTTCTTTTTCTTTAAGCACTAAATTTTCATCGACTATAATCTCCATTTCATCACCTGCCTTAAAATGGTTATAAGAGGGGGGGTTATACATGGATTTTTAAAATTATCGCGAAGTTTACTCCCTAACCGTTCCCCAAGTATTTTGATCGCTTTTGATTTTTTTGACCCGGGGGTATTTACCATTTTTCGTCTTTCCATTTATTTTCTTTTTTTATAAATCTCTTTTCTTTTTTGTTGTGACATTTAATACACAGTGTTTCTAAATTGTTTAAGTCATGAGCAAACTCCGGATGATGTTCTAGCGATAATATATGATCTACATCCAACGACTTATGTTTGCTTTTGTCATATGTCGTTAACTTGCCGTCTCTCTTACATTGTTGACATTCATAATTATCTCTTTCTAGTACTCTTTTTCTTGTTGTTTGCCATTCTTTAGACTTATAGAATCGTATACGTTCGTCTTTAGTCATAATAATGTTTCACCTTATATAACTTAAGTAGTATCAAGACGCATCTATACTTGATGTGTAGTAATGTATTTACAATTAGTTTGAACATGTTCATACCTCATAAATAAAAAGACACATCACATAGTAATGCGCCTCTTGTTCATGCGTCGTATTAGCATTTAATAACCTTAAATATTAATCTGATACTAACATAATAAACTGTTTTAATGCGGACTTACATAGGGTAAAAGTCCGCTACACATAACCAATATACTTTGCTAACTTATCGATCAGTGCATTCCTTCTACGTAATATACTTGTCTTACTTGTACCAAAGTAATGTGCTATATCTTCCCATTCATAACAACCAATAGGACAATCCCAATATCTAAACCTTAATAACTCAAGCGTATCCTCATCACTTTCATCTATCAATCTATCTACACCGTTAACTATATTTCTTAATGTATTGTACCTGTTATCACTAAACTTCTTTATTGCACATCGTTCAATCGGATTACCCGGCAAATTACTTTTGCCAGCTCCCGCATTATCTGGTTCATGACTTTCAAGTAATTCATATTCTCGCATCTTCAACTCTCTTCGATAGTTATCGATGTGCTGAATGTATTCTTCAAGCTTTTTGATATCGTGTTTCTCAATCTTTATCATTCAATGCAATACCTCCGATAATATAAATTACTTTTTAATATCGTTATTTATTCGCTTCAATTCAATCCTGTATTCTTCTAACCCGTTGTATCCTTTAGTTTTAACTACTTCATCAAGTAGATAATCATTCATATATCTGAGTGCTTGTATCTCTCTTGCATGATCACTATTAATACTGATACAAACTAATAGCAATATAGCAAATACAATAGTCATAGTAATCCACATCACTCACTTACCTCCGCTCGAAAGACGTAATCACTCGGCGCCTCTACATCATCATTAGCTGTCATCATAATATATACTTGCTCAGTTACATACTTACCTAACTCGTACATTGCTAGTAAGAATAATAATCTTAGTATTTGCTTAATCATTTCCCACACTCCCTTATATTTTCAAACAACTGCCCTAATTTAATAACTGCACCTCTTTTAACTTGTGCCTCGTATTTGCGCTCAGCTTCTTCTTTACTCTCTGCCTCAACAACTGTAAACGTCTGATTATCTCTAGCAGTAGTAAAATGTTCATGTGGTTGTCCTGTTGAATCTTTGAATGTTGTGACTAAGTATTGTGTCATTCCTCATAGCTCCCTTGAACTTGTTTGAGCTTACTCATAAAAAACATTACTAAAAATGCTATTAAGATATGCGTCTTTTGATGTTTATAAGCAATTGTAGATATCATAAAGATAGTAGCAAGCATTAACATTTCATATATGTTTGTGTGTATAGTCTTTTTACTCTTAAGAAAAATAATTGCTATGCGATAAAAGAGATAAACGCCAAACCCTATTAAAAATATTTCTAACATGTCGCTCACTTCCCCAAAACCTCCTTGACTCGATCTAAGATGTCTTTACACGTATCCTTTTCCTGCGTCTGCTGTTCCATCTTGTCTTTCATGATTCCTTTTCATTTTCTTTTTGTATGCGTCAATGAGTTGGTCGATAGAATAGTAAGTATTGGCGTACAAAAACGGCATTATTAAAACTTGTACAATGCTATTATCAATACCTTTTACAAATTGTTCTGTTAGCGTATGCATTACATGAACAAAATAAACTGAATGTAGTTTAGGTAAAGTAACTTCATTTTCAATCAAATCAACCATAACCTCAGTAGTTTCTTCCAAATCTTCTTCATCAACAATAGTCAGAGTTAATTGCAAACTGAAAGCTAAGTAATCAGCAATCTCATCTAATTGTGTATCTAGTGGCTTACCTGGTTGTTTCTTCCAATTTTTAAAAAACTCAAGTGTGTTAATCCACTCTACAAATTCAATAATCATACTAGCTACTGTGTCATTTAAATTTCTAGTTGGTATTCTATCGTCGAACTCCTTTTGTATTTGTAATAACTCTTGTAACTGATCAATTGTTAATGTGTTAGTCATTTTCCTGCTCCTCCTCATATTTATAGACCACTTGCCCCGTCATAATCCCTACTGCTTCATCAAGACCAATATCTTCTTTGAGTGCATCTTGCATAGCATTAGGTAAACCCTCAAGTATTTCATCAAACGCTTGCGCTTTCTTATACACGTCCTCAATCTCTTTTAGCAACCCCTCTGTGTCATTACCGTTATACGCACTAGCACTAATAACGGACTGTTCGATTTTTTCGCGATTATTCATTTGTGTCATCCTCCATAAAAATTTTATTGTTTAATTCCATTCCGAATTTAACTCTTTCATCATCGTTACCGAATTCGTTTATTAAATCTTTTTCAACGCTCTTGCAATACCTATCCCATGCGCTTGCTTTCTTCTCCAGTTCTTTGTTACAATCTCGTAACTTCGCTATATCCCCAATAAGCTCATCTCGTTGCTTCTTGTACTCTTCACGATCTTTTAATGCTTTGTGAAGTTTATCTAATAACTTGTTAGAGTTAGTACAAAGATTTTTATATTGTTCATCTGATAAGGTGAACGTCATCTCATAACCTCCAATAGCATCTCATTTTCAAAAATATTTCCAACAATTTCAATAATATCGTCATTTTCACTTAGTAATTCAGTTACATTGCTAAAAGTTATATAAAAGGCTCCTTCTTTAAACTCGATAAAACTTACTTCTCTCGAATAACAATCTTGAACAATATCCCCTTCATAAATCTCCACACCGTGCACATCTTTAAATCCTGTGTATTGTAATAGTTTTACTTCATTGAAACTTTTATAACCTGTTGAAATCAAAATGTACCCACTATTAAAATCGATTTCGTCAATAATACTCATAACTTTTTTATCTTTATCCCAAGCTTTAAATTTCAACATCATACTAGCAACTCCCCATCTTTCCAGATTAACGTCATAGTTAGGTCGTCGTTTAAGATATAGAATGCTTTAGTAGGAAAAATATTGTCGTCTTCAAAACGTTCGTTCAAACTGATACCTTTGTGTAATGCGGATTTATAGACTCCTTCTTGAATCTCATATACCTCTAACAACCTATCAAACTTAGTCTCTTCCGTTACTTCTTTTTCAATATCAACTATGAAGGGGATATCAATTGGAATAAAACTTGACGTCGAACACTTATTTGTATTTGGATGAAAACGAACGAATCCATCACTAAATCCTGTTAAAAAAAATATTTTTCCTTGTGATAGATCCGGATTTTCTCGCGCCCATTTAATTAATTCATCTAATCTCATTTCTTTTTTAACTTTGATTTTCATTGTTATATCTCCTCTTGAACAGTAAATTTATCGTTAATTGATACATATCCAGTCACATTACATAAGATGCTATCAACATGAAAAGTCACAAAACAGTTGCGCTCAACATCATTTGAATAGAATCTTTTATTACCTGATAACTTGGGGTTATCCCAAGCCCATTGGATAAGTTCAGGTAAATTCATTTCTTTTTCAATTTTGATTTTCATTGTTTCCGCCCTTTTAAAATAAAGTTAGTTGCTTCTGTTCCTCATATTCCAAATCACTTTGCTTTATATATGTTTCAAGCTCTTCCGCTGTATCAAATGTCTTTTTCACACCTTGCCAACCTGGCACGATATGACCGTGAAAGTAATAAGTGCCATTTACTACATGGATATGTGCCACTCGTTCGTTATCCTGATACAGATATCTCTTAGAGCCGAAAAAATGTTTTAAGTATTCTTTACGTCCGCTATCTGTCATGGTCATCACTCCCACAAGTCTAACACTCTATCGACGTAAAACTTCGCCTTTGCTAAATCCTCATGACCATTCTTTAACGGTGCTCTAGACAAGTATTTGATTGCATTACCTATTGCGAATGCTAATTGTGGTGGGTACTGTGCCGTAACTTGTTCGATGAAATCTATAATTTCAATGTCGCCGTATGTGTAATGCGCAGGTTGTTTAACATTGTCTTGTGTTTCATTCATATCTACTTTTCTGTTACTGATTATGCTCATTATGCTTCACTCCATTTCTTGAACATTTGGTTATAAGTGACATCGAACCAGTACGGATCACGTGAATGTTTTTGAGGCGTTCCATCATAAAGCCATGGTCTCAATCTTCTCTTTCTTTCTTCTTCATATTCCGCTCTCACATTTCGTTGGTATAGGTTCAAAATCGCTTTTTTTCTGATTTTTTCTCTCTCTTTTTCTTCATCTTTTATTTGACTCTTCATATATTCAACTTCATCTTTAGATTTTGAGTCTTTTCTTCCACACAATAATTCATCGCCGCGCATTTTATGTTTGTATCTGTATCTAAGAAGTTCTGGAGATATATGATATTTTTCTGAAACTTCTCTCAATGTCATTAGTTTTCCTTTGATACGCACTCTTATAACTTTTCTTCTAGCCATCATTCCACCTCTAAATCTAAAACCTTGATATTTATAACGTTATATTTTAATAGTTCACCTGGATTATTAAATAAATAGTCCGCCAAATTCTCTTTTTCTTTATCAATCTGATTGTAATTAACACTTTCGACTTCTGTAGGAATTCTAATGTCAACAGAAGCATTGATATAAGCTTGATGTTGCATTCAATCACACTCCTAATCCTTCATATAAAACGGAGAAGTAAATCCGTCACTATTCAAATTCAATCCTTTTGCCCAATCGACAGGCTTATTCATGATAGTTTCGATTTCCTTAAGTCCATTTGAACCTCTAGGTATTTCTACAATTACTTCATCATGGACATGTCCAACTATTTTAAAACCTGATGCTTCAAGCCTAGCTATAGAAATCGCAAGTAAATCCCTTGCAGTTGCTTGAACAATATTCTCGACTAACTTCCCACCATACGTTTTTAACTTTGACCATTTACGGTTAAGATCTAAGCCCATAAATTCAACAACTTGACTACCCCAACTATTTTCACCAACTGAAGCTTTTGGATAAGCTAAAGCTCTTCCACTAGGCAGTTCAATCATTAGAAAACCTTTTTTCATATAAAATCTAAGTCCATGCGTATGATGCGTCTTTCGGGATTTCACAGTATTAATTGCAGCCTCTTGGCAAGCCTTCCAAAAATTAACTATGTTAGGATTTGCGTTACGCCAACTATCAACTAAACCTTGTAATTCATTTTCTTCAATGCCCATTTCCAATGCACCCATCGCTTTTAAAGCTCCAGCGCCACCTTGATAACCTAAAGCTAATTCGGACACTTTTCCCTTTTGTCTGAGAGGGTCGCCTTTAGTTATGCTTTCTACCGGGACATTAAACATTTGAGAAGCCGATGCTTCATATATCTTTCCGTGTGTGTTGAACACATCTAAACGCCATTGTTCTTTTGCATACCATGCTATGACTCTTGCCTCTATTGCAGAAAAATCACTTACTGCTAGTTCATTACCTTCTTCAGCAGTAAATGTCGTCCTAACTAATTGACTTAATAAGTCTTGAGGATGAACATTGAGTAATAAATCTAAATCGTCAAAACGTTGTTCTTTAATAAGATCTCTTGCTATTTCTAATTCAGTATCTGAAATATAATGCTTTGTTAAATTCTGAAGTTGTACACCTCTACCTGCCCATCTTCCAGTACCGGCACCGTAAAATTGAAACAGACCTCTTACCCGTTCATCACTGCACATCATGTCATGCATTTTGTTGTATTTTTTCACACTGGTTTTAGACATTTGCAATCTAATTTCTAGCATTTTTTTAGCTTTTCCTGTTGCTTCTTTTAAGTACTCCTGAACCGTTTTCTTTTGTAAATTAGGTATATCTAATCCTTGGTCATCCTTTAACCAAGCCAATAATTGTGTAGGACTATTAGGATTTTCTAAACCTGTTATATGTTTAGCTTGATTAAGCAATTCTTCTTTACTCTGCTTATCGAGCACATTAGCTCCTAACATCAATGATTTAGAAAGCTTAATACCTCTGTCGTTTATATGTTGGTCAAAAACCCAATATGCTTGTTCAATTGCAGTTACTGGAAAGTCTTTAATTTTATGAGCAATCGTCATTTCTACTTCTACATCTCGAATACAGTAATCTATAAATTGTTGCCATTTTTCAAGATCATGTTCAGGCAAGTTTCTTGTTCTTCCTCCATTAACTTTTGTTGGTTTACAAGGTATAGAGAAATAACGAATTAAATTTTTACCTGCTTTATCTTTTTGGTTTTGTAGTCTTAAAACTTCTCCAACTTTATCAAGCGAAGCAGGTAAGCCAATACGCATTGAATTAACCATTGTGCAAATCCATTCTTCAGGTGGCATCTGTTTATTAAAATGTTTAGCAAGACAAGTTCTTTCGAAATTAGCATTGAATGCATACTTTTTTACAGCAGGATCAAAAAGAGCAATTTTAAACGTCTCAAAATCAGCGTGGAAAGGCTCATTATCTACTTTAGTCATGTCAATCGCACTAATCGCTCCACCATCTATTGAATAAGCTATAATTAAAATTTCGAAATCTTCAGCTTCTGTGTATTTATAGGCACCACATTTCGAAATATCATTACTGCTATATGTTTCAATATCTATATTCATAAATCTCAAATTCTTGACACCTCAATTTCTTTAAAATTAAAGTGGGGCTAAAACCCCACCTATTGACTTATAAGAAATCCTCATCATCAGTGTCTAATTCATCGAAATCATCTTCTGCTGCACTTGCACCGCCAAGAGGTTCGCCTTTTTCTACAAGTTGAATGTTGTTCAATCCAACTGCGATACCCTTATTACCATTTGTGTTGAAAGGAAATAGATTAATTGAAGCTCTAATATAATCACCACTTACAACAGTTCCAGAATCCGTTAATCTAATTTTGTTTTGGTCAATAATACCAGGTGCTTGTTTGCTTGATGCGTTAATAAAATAAGCGTCTTGATAATTGACATCATCTTCTCTTTCAGTATCTCCATCACGTAATGGAAGTTTCAGATTTGCAGGAACTTTGCCTCCAAACTTACTAACTTTTCCTTCTTCTTTAGCAGCTTCTATAGCTTGTTCAATGGCTTTTATCGTACTTGTATCTGATTTAGGAATGATTAAACTGATTGAATACTTTGATTCTTGCCCTTCTTGCATACTGTGAGGTTCAAAAATATGTGCATATGATGCTCTTACTTTTCCTGTAATCACTTTAGTTTTATTTAATACTTTTGCTTTCATGTTTATATACCGTCCTTTTAAATTTTTATAGTTTGTCAAAATCATCTTCAGCAGATTGCTTTATAGCTGGTCGTTTATCCGACTCGGTAGCAAGTGTTAATTTACCTTGCGGCTTTTCTATAAAACCCTCTGTAATTTTAGAAAATGCTTTTTTACCAATTAATTTTTCTAAATTCGTAATGCTAAGTAACTTGGTTTCTGTAATATCTTCAGGTTTATAACCCGCTTCAACTAACTTTTCAAGCATTGCTTTTGTATCAGTTATCATTCTTCGTGAACGACCTTCTACAAGCTTCCACCCAGGATAGTTTTTATCATTTTCTTTCGCTTGATCTAACGCATAATGTTCTACTTCATCAGCCCATTTTTTGATATCAGGCAGTTTATATAAAAGTTCTGCAATCTCTTCATCACTTAACAAATGTGGTGGCTTTTGAGGCACATTTTGCATGTATTCTGCACGTGTTCTACATGAATGCTTTATCTTACAGAATCTACAATGACTACCTGCTTTAAACTCACCTTCACCGTTATAAGCAAGTCTGGCTAATGGTTTAACAAAATCGGTTCCCCATTGAAGTAATCTTGATATTGGTAACTCTTCAGTAGAAAAGTTATCTATTCGTGGTTGTATGATAGTCATGCGAACTGTATGAATGTCATACATTAAACTAAGCAGTTCATATGCGCCCAAGCCATATAATCTAAGTTGAGGATTATCTATAGCTGAAACTTCAATGCCTTTACCGTATTTAAGGTCAATAATTTCAAGTACACCACCTGAAAATATAATGACATCACCAGTACCAAAAGATTCAGGGACGTATTTACCTAAATCCAATTTTGTTTCAAATAAAGCTATTACATCGTCATCTCTACTCAAAGCTTCGTTATATTTTTCTTCTACATTAGCTACGTACTCTTCAACATATTCGCGCAACTCTTCACTGTAATATTGATTTCGCTTATAATTTTGAAAAGCTTTATTAAACTCAAACTGTGTTAGGCCTTCATATTTAAGACTGAAATATAACTCACTTAACTCATGAGCGAATGTACCTTCTTCAGCAAAAACTGAACTTTTATCTGCAATACCTTCACTTGCCTTAATACTCGGTGGACAGTTTAGCCATTGTTTTGCTCCACTTGCACTAAGCTTTGCATGAGCTCTATTTGAGTGATCTAGCTTCATGCATTGATTCTCGCCTTCATAAAATCAACAATTTTTTCATAATACTCTTCTTTGATAGTAGATAGCTTATCCGCGCCAAGTTCGTTAAGTTTATTTCTAAATTCTTTCTTATCAGAAGTGTCTGCTTTTTTAAGGAACTCTTTTCCTACTGATAAAACATAATCTTTAGTCAAATCAGCAGAAGTTTCCTTAACTTCTTCAATTGATTCCAGTTGAGCTGTTTCTTCTTTTGGCATTGGTGCTTCTTTAACTTTCTCTTGTACAATTGATGAATCTACAGTTGATAGTTCAGTGTTTAACACACGTAAATTCTTATTTAATAGTTTTAATTCTTCAAAAATATCTTCTAATATTGCCATTGATTAACTCCTCCTTAAAATTGGTTAGCTAGACGAATCATTAACTTGATACGTTCTTCTATTTCTCTAGGGTCATCACTTTGTTCATTTAATCTTGCTAACAATTCAAATTGTTCTTCTAAAATTTCTTTTTTACGTTCGACTACACTTAAATGCAATTGCGATTCAATAACACGCCAGATACCCCAACTTTCCATTTCAATCTTTCCTTTTTTCTTAAGTTTTGAAAGAGTGGATTTTGCATGTGTTTTAGATATCCCAAAAGTTTCAACAACATCATCAGAATTGAAATTGTCATATGTTGCAAAATGTGATAGTATTTTTTGTTGTAAGGTCATATTAATAACTCCTTATATAATTATTTAAAACAATTGCTCATCTTGCACTGTTACTTGCTCCAACAAGTAGCAGTTTCTTTATTCTTCATAAAAGTATTCCTTATAAAATATGAATGTTGCGATACTTGCGAATCCCGCAATTGACCATGCTGTAGTGAAGTATAGAAACGGCATAAGCACAATCGCTAAGACTGTGAAGCACAGTACTGCTAATAGGTAGCTTTTATATGTGTCGCTCATTTGATAATCCTCCTAATACCATTTTTTATGCTTTCTGATCAAATACTCTTCTAATTTAGAAATATTAATCAATGTTCCCGTTGCTGAATAATCAATGTATAAATTTTCTACACCTAAATTATCTTCACGGTAATATTTCAACCAGTTGTATACTGTACTTCTACATACTCCAAACAATTGATGGATTTGTGTAGGTGTTGCGTATAACTTTTTCACAAATTTTTCTTCGCCTCGATATGTGTTTTCTAGTGTTGGTGGTATTATGATTTTTGGCATCTCTATCACTCCTTTAGATAAATGTTAAAGTTTGTTATTATTCGCCCTGTATTGAAGTTCTCTATCTAATGCATAGAAAACTTTGTTTATTTCTAAGTAGCTGTAATCACTTTTTTTAATAAGCTCTAATATTTCCGCTCCTAAGTTACGTTCCTTTTCCGTTAAATAGGATGAAGAAGCATCAGCTTTGCTAGAAACTTGTGGGACGCCTATACGCAATCCTTCTGATCTTGTGTTCATTTGTTTATGCTCCTTTCGTGTATAATGTTGTTATCAACCTAAGGAGGTGATAACATGCCCTTGATATCTGATGAATTTGATACACTTACTAAAGACCAACAATATATCTTGTCCGTACTCTACAAAGATTATTTAGAATGTGTAAAGTTAGGTTCGGTTAAATTAACCTGCAATAATTTTGGAAGTGCTAAAGATATACATACAAAGTATTTTCAAAAACTACATTTCGAAGATGTAAAATACGATTTAAATAAACTTAAAAACTCTGGGTTCCTAAACGGCGTGTATGCTAGTAACACTATTTATCATGTAACAATTTCAGACAAGACTGTTGTTTACTTTGAAAATGAGTTTAAAAACAATTTAAAAAGTATCATTGATAGCATTTCTAAAATTGCTTCAATAATTCCTGGTCTCTAGTTGGGTTTATAACTTCCCAATCATTTGCCATGAGGTCATCGGCTGAAGGTTGCCAATATCTGATAAGGTTTGTCCCATCGCTATTTGAAATGATGCATTGTAAAAAACTATCATTTGTTGGTAATATCTTAGTTCGATGACTTTCTTTCCAATCTTTCCGTGTCATAGAGACAAGATTTTTTGTAGCTATCTTAGTTGCTTCTTGAATGTTCATTTGTTATTCCTCCTTTTAAGATGTTTATGATCCTTTCTGCTATACTCCTGTTATGGAGGTGATAGGATGAAACTTAATCACGATTGCGTTAGACTCTTGCTCTTAGAAATAGAATCTAATAAGAAAATAGGTGAACCACTTACTCGACATAATTTCAACGATAATATTATTTTTGATAAATATGATTTTGAAACAGTAATGTACTCACTTTTAAAATTAGAAGAAGCTAAATTTATTTGTTGCGATCTGAAATTCATCGAAGGCAGGGTCGTTTCTTGGATTATTGATGACATCACTTGGTCTGGCCATGAATTTCTCGATAATATTAGAGACAATAAAACTTGGAACGAAGTTAAAAGAGTCGTTAACAAAACATCCAGTATGTCTCTTAATCTTATGGGGAAATTAGCTTTTCAATATCTTTCTCAAAAATTCAATCTAACTTAAATTCATAACCATCAACCAAGGCATATAAGTTATTATTTACGTATGGTATTTCTTCAATGGTGTTGTTGATGAAATGAGATCGGACCATCAGTTCATATCCGTCATTAATTTGAATATCTAATGGTCGCCTATTACCTTCTTCGTCATAGTAGTAATAGATGACTTTTTTGTTTTGAGCTTGCATTTGTCGTTCCTCCTTTAAGTTGTTTTGTTATATAATTTAGTTATCTCCCAGTGGAAGGAGGTGAAATTTATGGATTTAGAGAAAATTGCTCACGATATTACAATCTCGCTATTACCTAGAGCTCTAGATAGACATAAGATTCATAACGAATGGCAAGAAGTCGGTGATGACGTAATTGCATTCGCTAAAGATAGCGTTGCTCGTGACTATTTCAGCATTTACTCTTCTGTGTTATTGGGATTACAAGAAGAAGAAAAAAGCAGAAAAGATTTAGGATTGTAAGGCAATAGCGCACTTGATTACTTGCACTAATTAAGTGCGCTTATTTAATTAGATATTTCTTACCTTCTCTATCCGAGACCACTTTATATTTTTTTAATTTGCTTTCTTTCACTTTTAACCATTGATTTCCATGCCACACGTCAATTAAGTTTTCGTGTTTTTTATTGAATAGCCTTCTTAGTAGTTTCAT